CTCCATTTTTATTTTCTCCTGGTTTATTTGGTTCAATGCCTTCCGCGTTTTACAGCGAATTTATCAATAATTTAAAGAAAAATATTACTATTGTTAGTATTGATGGTTTTAGTCCTATTTTTGAAAATACTATTGACGAAGTTTGTAATGCATTAAATGTAGATAAAATTGGATATATTGGTCATTCTTCGTTTTTCCCAGAAGTATTAGATAATCCTAATATTGAAAAAGCAATATTAATGGATCCTATCAATTTACCTTGGGTAAACTTTGATGGTTTTAGTAATTCAATTATTAATTTAGATTATCCAGTATATATAATTAAATCAGGAAAACTTTATAGTGGATCTAAAACATTACCTGAATGGCAAGATCCTGATTTTAAAAATGATGTAGAAACCTTAGTTTATGATGATGTTGGTCATCCAGACATTTTAGATAATACTTGGGCAAATATTGCAAAAACTATTGGAATATGGGAAATGGCTGAAGGTGAAAAAATGAATTATAGTAATTGGAAATTTAATGTTAAAACAGAAATACCAAAAATTCGCAAAACTTATAGAAAAAACATTGCTCATAAAATTTGTGAATTTATTTTTTAATATTTTTAATATATAATGAAAACTAAAAGAAGGAAAAAATATAATAAAAAAAGTTATAGAAAAAAAAGTTATAGAAAAAAAAGTTATAAAAAGAAATATTTGAAAGGAGGACAGTTTAATAGAGAAAATGAAATCAAAAGTTACGCGTATCAAGTGTATTATGCACTCAGCCTCGATAAATTTTCTAAAGAAGAGTTGGATGCATACTATAATGCCATCGTTATATGCGCGAAAGAGATTCTGCGTCGCTGGGACAATATTTCAAACCCTGATGATAATGTATATCCATTTGATACAAATAATAGAAGAAAATTTGACGTCCACGCGGCGTGCACACTCGCACGTAAGACCATACTTGGGTATGACGCTAATTATGACTTTTATAAATATTATAAAACACAAAAAAAAAGTGGTAAAATATATGCCGAATGGATTATGACGTTCTTGAAGAATAACAACTGGAGAGCGTGTTGGAATACAGAGAAGTATTTAGGTGAGCTGCCGACGGATCCACAAGCGCAAGAAGCAGCACTAAAAGAAATAACAACAGTAAGAGAAACACAAAGAGCAGAAGCAGAAAGAGCAGAAGCAGAAAGAGCAGAAGCAGAAAGAGCAGCAGTAACACAAACTTCTCGTCCTCCTCTAAGATCGCGTAAGAGGTCGAATGCGAATGTCATCGAGATAATACGTGTATAAAATAATAATAAATTTAAATATTAACAAAATTTTTATCGTAATAAACACTTAATAAACATGCATATACATAATGCAAATGAAATCATGTATATTAATGTAACAAATTCTTCTAACATTGATTCATCTTTTATTGGAACAATATTTAGCAATAGTTTAGGTTCATTATCTTCATGGCTACATGTAAAAGTATAATAAATGTTTGCCAAAATAGTTTTTTGATTACTATAATCTTCAAAAACTGCCTTAGGTTCAACATTATAATTTACTTTATGATTTAATCCAAATTCTTTTTCAACACTAAATTCATATGGTAAATAATAACTATTACAATATTTTTTATTTAAACCATAATCTGCACACATAATATCCTTCCTATTGAATCGAATAATTTTGAAAATACAACTATTTTGTATGCTATCTTCTCTCAAGTCGTGTGAATAATATGTTAATGCAAAGATGATTGTAGAAAGCATAATATATTATTATTTTTGTATTATTAAAATAATAATATAATATTAATCAATTTTTTTTATCAAGTATTATATAATGTTAAGAAGAAATATAACATATAAAAAAAGAGGAAAAGGCATTAAAAAAGATAATTTAAAAAAAACTGTTAAAGTTAAATTAACACAAGAACAAAAAGAAAAAGAAATACAAAAAGCTTTAGAAATTTTAGATAAAAAAATAGATAAACTTAAAAAACCAATTACTAATAAAAAAAAAGATATTGAAGAATTACAAAACTTAAAAAAATTATTTGAAAGTAGAACAGAAAATGAAGAAAGTGAAGAACATGAAACTCGTATAAAAAAAAGAAGAAAAAGAAAAGTAAATTTTGAACAAATTTCAAATTTTCTTGAAGATAATGAAAATAGAGAAAATTTAAATAGTTTTTTAAAAAAATATAAAAGTAATAGAATATCTGTAAGTGGTTTAGAAAAAAAAATGACTATGGATTTACAAAAAAAAATAAATAGTGAAATTGAACCATTAAAAGAAAAAATTAGACCAGAATTAGCTGTTTTAACAAAAGAAAAATATAAACTACAAAATAAATTAAGAACTACTCAGTCAAGACAAAATAAGACTTTACAAAGAACACAAAAAAAGAGATAAAACAAATATTTTTAATTTCTTATAAAAGGTTTACTATTATGACTTTCATGCATTTCTATTTTTTTATATTTTTCTTTATGTTTTAAAATTGCTTCATTTATTCTAGGATTTAAATTTCTATTGCTTGCATTATTATAAATATATTTTGGTATAGCTTCTGGTAATAATTTTAGACTATTTAATACTTTTTCTCTCATAAGTTAATAATAATATTAACAATATATTTTTTATATTATTATTAAAAATTATAATATTATTAAAATTGAATATTAAATTATTTGTAATAATATAAATATATTAATAACAATTTTTACTATAGATGACTTATACTTTATTAATAGTAGAATCTCCTGCCAAATGTCAAAAAATAGAAAAATTTTTAGGACCTGGTTATAAAGTAATGGGTTCATATGGTCATATTACTCATCTTTCTAACTTAAAACAAATTGAATTTGAAAATAATTATAAACCTAATTTTGAGATAATAGAATCTAAACAAAGTCAAATAAATAAATTAAAAAAAGCAATATTGGCTGCATCTGAAATTATATTAGCAACAGACGATGATAGAGAAGGCGAAGCAATAGCATGGCATATAGCTCAAGTTTTTAAATTAAATATAGTAAATACTAAACGTATTATTTTTCATGAAATTACTGAAAAAGCAATAAAAAATGCTTTAAATAATCCAACAACAATTAATATGGATTTAGTATATGCTCAGCAAGGCCGTCAAATATTAGATTTAATTGTTGGATTTAAAATTACTCCATTATTATGGAAACATATTGTTTCAAATACAAAAAATTCATTAAGTGCTGGGCGATGTCAAACACCAGCATTACGTTTGGTATATGATAATTATAAAGAAATTCAAGATTCGCCAGGTAAATTGAGTTTTAATAGTACTGGATATTTTACAAGTAAAAATATACCTTTTAGTTTAAATAATAATCATAATAGCCATGAAGAAATTAAAGATTTTTTAGAACAAAGCAAAACATTTGAACATAAATTGAATAAAGAGAAAGAAAAAGAAGTTACAAAAAATCCGCCGCAACCATTTACTACTTCTGGGCTACAACAATCTGCAAATAATAATATGCACACTTCTCCAAAAGAAACTATGGCATTAGCACAAAAATTATATGAAGGAGGTTATATTACATATATGAGAACTGATAGTAAAGTATATAGTGAAGATTTTATTAATGAAACTAAAGATTATATAACTACTAATTATAATATATATTATATTAATCTACTTATAGAAAATTTAATTCAATCAAAAGATAAACCTGAAACACAAGAAAAAGAAGAAAAAAATGATGACAAAAAAAATTCTAAAAAAAAATCTAAAAAAGATTCAAAAAAAAATATAAAATCTGATACTCCTTCTGCTCAAGAAGCTCATGAAGCAATTAGACCAACACATATTACTACTCTTGTTTTACCTGAAGATGAAGATGTATTTACTGCAAAACATAGAAAATTGTATAAATTAATTTGGACTAATACTATTGAAAGTTTAATGGCTCCAGCTATTTATAAACAATTAGTTTTGAAAATAACTGCACCACAAAACTATTATTATAAATATGTAGCAGAAGAAAATATATTTCCTGGTTTTAAAGTTATTGCAGGAATTGAAGAAGATAAATATTATAAGTTTTTATATTCATTTAAAGAAGGAAATATTAATTATAAAAAAATTATATCTAAGCAAACATTAAAAGACTTAAAATCTCATTATAGTGAGGCACGGCTTGTTCAACTTTTAGAACAACGTGGAATAGGTAGACCATCTACATTTTCAACACTAATAGATAAAATTCAAGAACGTGATTATGTAAATAAACAAAATATTAGTGGAAAAAAAATAGAAATTATTGATTATATTTTAGAAGATGGAAAAAGTGATATAATAGAAGAAAAAGGAGAAAAAGAATTTGGTAATGAAAAAAATAAACTAGTTATAACTCAAACAGGGTTATTTGTAATTGAATTTTTAATAAAATATTTTAATGATTTATTTGATTATAAATATACTAAAAATATGGAAGATGAATTAGATATTATTTCAAAAGGTGATAAAAAATATTATGATTTATGTGATGAATGTAATAGTTTTATAGAAGATTTAATAAAAAATAATTCCTTAGAAAATGAAACTTCTGAAAATATACAAAAAATGAATATTAAAATAGATGAAAAACATAGTTATATTATTGGTAAAAATGGTCCAATTATTAAATATACAAAAGAAGATGGAAAATTAGGATTTTATGGAGTTAAGTCAGATATAGACATTAATAAATTAAAAGAAGGTAAATATAAATTAGAAGAAATTATTGTTTCAACTGAAGATAACAATAAATTATTAGGTATGTATAAAGGTAATGAATTATATTTAAAAAATGGAAAATATGGTTATTATTTAGAATGTGGTGAAATTAAAAAATCATTAAATTATACTAAAATAAATGTTCCAATTAAAAATATAACTTATGAAGATGCAATAAATATATTAGATAATTGTGAAGTAGGAAATAATACATTATTAAGAAATATAGATTCTAATTTATCAATTAGAAAAGGAAAATATGGTGATTATATATTTTATAAAACAGAAAAAATGAAAAAACCTTTATTCTTTAAATTAAATGGATTTAATGATGATTATAAAAAATGTACTATAAATAATATTAGATCATGGATAAAAGAAAAATATGAAGTTTAAAAATATGAAGTTTAAAAATATAGTTAATAATATAATTTATTAATTAAAATTGATATTATTTTTTATTTAAATACTTATTGTTAAAATAGTTAATAATTTTTATGTTTCAATATGTATTATGCTATTCAATGTTAATTAATGTTGTAAATATTCCATTTGATAAAGGTGCAAATCAAGCAGGATCATCTAAAGCATATAAAGCACTAAAAGATGATTTAAACTATTTAAAAATTAGTAAAACTTTTAATATAAAAAATACTATTAATAATCATTACAGGTCTATTTTAGGAGAAGGATTTTTAGCATGTTGGGAAATTTTAAATTCCAATAATTTTCCACTTTTAATTGGGGGTGATCATAGTTGTGCTGTAAGTAGTATTTTTGCATCTAATGATCATTGTAATATGAATAAAGAAAAACTTGGCGTTTTATGGTTTGATGCTCATACTGATTTTAATACAATGCAAACATCACCAACTGGTAATATTCATGGAGTACCTGTTTCAATTTTATGTGGACATACTTTACCTATGTTAATTTTTGGACAACTTTTAGATCCAAGTCAATTTCTATATTATGGAATTAGAGATATTGATAGTTTAGAATTTATGAGATTTCAAGAATATAATATGAATTCTATTGATTATAATAGTTTAATTGATTTTCAATTACTTGAATTACAAAAATGGATACAAAAATATGATAAAATTCATTTAAGTTTTGATATGGATTGTTTTGATGCAAACGATTTTCAATGTGTAAATACCCCTGTACCAAATGGTCCTAAAAAAAAAGATATTATGAAATTAATTAATGTTATTAAAGAAAGTGAAAAACTTATCTCAATGGACTTAGTAGAATATAATCCTACAATAAATAAAAATAATACATTAATTATTGAACTATTAAATAATATATTTTAATTTAAAAAATATATTAAATATTAATTTATATTATTATCATAATGCATAATAATTATAATAATATAATAGACAATATAAAATGGATGTTATTAATGAATTCAAAAGAAAATAATAATTATGACAATATTATTTTATTATTTTTTATTACTTTTTTAACATTTATAATAAATAGTGAAAATTGTTATTATGAAATTGAAAAATTTTTTAAAAATATACTTAATTTTTTTATATTTTTTTTACCAAAAAAAAATACTATTATATTAGAAGGTAAAATATGTTTAAAAGTATCTGGTTATATAACTAAAACAGATAATTTATTTAGTAATCGTTTTAATGCATTTTGGTACTATATTTCAAAAAATAATTTAAATAATCCAACAATATATTCTCTCAAAGAATATGCAAATAGTTCAAATATATATGATGATTATGGAGAACCTAAATATTTAAAAAGAAATTATAATAATGAAAATTATGATACTATTGAAGATGATGATAATATTAATAATAAAGATATTTTTATAGTTGATCAAACTTCATATTTTAAAATTACTAAAGAAATATTTTGCAAAGTAAATAAACACTCATATGATAGAGGAGATGAAAAAAAACAAACACAATAC